TATCATCATTTCCAAGTTTCCAACTTCTATATTGACTCGATGTTGTATGACTCAGAACATATGGATTGAGTAATGTTCCGGCTCCACTTGATTTTGGCCAACTCGTATCATAAAACTCACCAAGTGAACTTGATTCATACGATGATGATTGATAATAAAGATATTTTTCAAAACTATCAAAATTATTTTTTATATCCCAAATATTTCTTTCCGTACTTTTTATATCATCCAATGACGCACTAACAGAATTATAAGATTGACTAATACTCGTATAATGTTCTATTCGTTTTATTTTATATTCAAAATTATCATATCTTTTTTGTATAGAACTAAATTTTACAAAGTTTTCGTAATTAGTATAATCGTGATTCAATTCTACACTCAAATCACTTTGACTAATAAATTTATTTTCAAGATGCGTAGATATTTCAGTATTTGATGAAACAAGTTGTTCTCTTGTTTTAAAATCTGTTGCTTCAAATTCTATTTTATCCGCTATAACTTCAGAATTAAAAGATGCATTTCTTAATACAATACCATCTACTTTATCGTCTACAAAATCAATTAATTGAATATCTTGTTTTGTGGATGGTAACATCTCTCTTGATACATGAACAAAGTTTTTCTCTTCTATATCAGCGGGCAATGGTTCGTACAATTTATAAACCATAGCGTGTGGATAATTTTTCCAATTCAACTTATCACTTCTAAAGTTAGTTACTAATGAAAATTTATTGTTACCTAAATTTATAAGTGTTCTTAAATCCCTCTTTTCTTTTAATCTCCAATTAGATTGTGCTCTTTTAAATGGATATTCCCACTCCTGTCCCTCTAACCAAGTACCTTGTTCTTCTTCATTGGGTGCTGGTGTACCTGGATTTCCCCACACGTGACCAGTTCTTATAGCTTCTTCACCCCAACTCCTATCTACCGTAATTAAAGAAGAATCGTCATCAATTAATTCGGCGTCTGTTATTTGTGCAACATAAGGTTCATAGGTTGGAATATATTTTACATCATCAATGTATATAACTTTAGATATAGTACTAATGTTTCCACTATTATCTCGTACACTCGCTTTAGCTACATAATGACCAGATTCTTGATATCTATGTGATTCAGTAAATGTTTCGTTATCATAATATTTTTTATCTTCTAATTCAACATCCTTTTCTATAATATTAGAACCATCTCCGAAATCAAATTCATATTTGACAATTTGACTATCTACATCTTTAGCACCAATAATAAAAGTAACTTCATTTTCTTTATCGGAACTATCTTCTTCCAAACCATGGGCATACATGACAAGTTCTGCGGCCTCATTTGGTAAAATAACAACCTCTTTACTTGCTAATTTAGTATATGTATCTATTCCATCAGACCACAATGTAGTTACTGTTATTTGATAACTACCAGCCGACTTATATGTGTGACCTGGTATTGGTGACTCACCATCAACTTCATCAAATTCACCATCACCCCATTCCCAAAGATTACGTACAATATGTGGTTCTGCTTTAACGGCTATTTTCTTTTCATACCCATCTACATCACCATCGGCATATTTTATAAAAATATTAGTTGAATAAATACCAGGTTGCGTGAATGTGTGTTCAAATGGTTCCATAAAACCTGGTTCAAGTATTTGTTCTTCCCAAATTCCATCTCCCCATTGCCACAAAACACTTACAGCTAATTTAGGTACATAAAGACACGGGTCGTTTTCATCTTCAGTAACAGCTAGTGGCCACCAATTCCAAGCTCTATCATCGGTACAACCAGTTACTTTCGCTTCTGGAATTATTTGTTGAAATGGATATGGTGGAAATTCTGCTATTGCGAATGGTGATATTGTTCTATTACTATTCAACCAAGTTTGATAATCTAATAATTGTTGTTGTGAAATCTGACCAGCCGCGACCGCACCAGTGAACCAATCGTATAATTCGTGTGCATCTCTATATACTGGAATATCACCATCCATAACTTGATACATATCCCCAGTCTCTGCATCTGTCTCATATAGTGGCATTGAATCCCAACCATATATCTCTGTCCAAGTTACAACTTCTTCTTCAACCGCTGTTACGGTGTTATTAAATTCATTTACTCGTAATTCCCACTCATCTAAATTTTCTTGTAATTTCTGCGACGTTGGTACATTAAGAAGTTGCATTAAATCACCACGTGTGGGTTCGGTAGTTCCTTCGTAATATAATGACCAATCTCCTCCATTTTCGGCTTCTAATATCGCCCAATACATATCTCTTACGTCTTCGGCCGAATAGACTCGCATATCGCTCTGACCTGCGTTAACAATCGTATCGGCAAATAAACCAACATGGTCGGGAACACCATCTGGTACATCATATGAACCAATTTGAAATACAAATGGTCTAATCATTATTGTTGCAATTCTAGCTACTTGGAATCCACTATTTTTCCAATCGGTATATGCCTCTATATCGGCGGGTGTAAGTGTTCCAATTGTTAATGCATTTTGTAACCAAGCGGCGGATAATAAAACTCCTGGGTCTATTATTTGTCCATTACTAAATTCAAATGGTACTAAACCAAGACTTTCAAAATAACCGGCCGTATCATCAACTTCTCTAATATCATTAATAGGAACAAAAAATGCACCTAACCAATTTGGCAACGCGTCTTCGAGTGGCGGTTCAAATTTTACATCAATCCTATCACCTGGTAAAAATTCAAACGCTACATCATCCCCAATTTGTTTTCCTCTTTCTTCAAGTAAAAGCGCGTCACCTGGATGGCCACCATCAATGGTCACCATCACATCACTTTCTTGTATATTATATTTAGATTCTGGGCTACCATCAGGAAGACCAAGTATTTCAATATATTCTGCTTTCGTATCTGTGTACGCCGATATTGTTTCGTCAATTATTATTTCTTCTACGGTTGTATTTATTTCATATTGTGATTTAACCGTAGGTGAATTAGTTTGACCTTCTATTGTAAATGCATTTCCATTAAAACCACTAACAACATACTCTGTCTCGCCCCAACTAATTATATCACCAATTGCAATATTATATCTTGATGGTGCATTCATCAAAACGGCTCGTCTACTCTCTGCTAAAGCGGCTGCAGTATCATCAGTCACTTCTTGCGCAAACAAATCAAAAGCCGATGAGAACTGGGAGTCATAAAAAGCAATCAGATTACCATCTGCTAATAATTTTGTTTGTCCATTAGTAGTAAATCTCTCGTCAGTTTCATTTATTGTTACGTCAACTATTTCTGTAGTACTAGCTTCTCCACCGAAAAATTCTTGTGCGTTTGTACTATATGAAGTATCAAGTCTTATTAACCTGGAACCAGCTCTTTCTATAATTGTACCACGAACCCAACTATCTCCATCTGCGGGAAATAAGCCCGAAGGTAATGATGGTGCTGGGTCTGGTGGTAATGGAGTCGGTGGCGGCGTCGGAGTTGGCGTCGGAGTTGGCGTCGGAGTTGGTGGTGGTGGAGATGGTGTAGGAAAATTATCTGGCGGTGGATTTGGAGGCGGAGGCGGTGGTGGCGGCGGAGAAGGTGGTGGTGGAAAAGGAATTCTTTCACCATCCCATTCTAACATCTTTAATATAAGAGTGTTTTGTTTTCCACCCCATTTTATTTTTGACATCTTAACTTCCCCCAAAATCGTTTAACTTGGATGGACGTGCACCATACTCATTATTATTTAAATCGTTTTCTATAGTTTCTCGAACTTCTTGAGCGGTTTGTGGTGTCGTTTGTGATTCTACTTGATTTGGTGTATAACTACCAAACCCATCATCATCCACAGTACCAACCATTCTCGCTACAAAATCAAATCCACCAGGTTCGGGTTTTGATGGTAAATATAATGGCATCTCTTTAATTACAGATGGTATTGTCTGTTGTTCATATGGAATCAATGGTTCATTCGGTAAAGGCATTTCATTTAATATAGTTGGTGGATACACTCTTGGGTCATAACGCTCTATTTCATAAACTCTTCGTTCTATATGTGTTATAAATCCCCTTGGTAAAATAAATTCACCACCAACACTTCGTTTAGTATGTCGTTTCCATCTTTTTACCCCGTCTATTTGAATTTTAGTTCCACCAAATCCATCTTTAAAAGATATACGTGTGTCCTCCGTACTTGGGCCTGGACTATTCCAACGTTGTATAACTTTACTCAAACTATTGAATGATGTTTTATATCTACTACTATCAATATCATTTGGTATTAGTCTAATTTCCTTTCTATCATCAGATATTTTATGTACCCATGCCGATAAATCTTTTATTAATAATTCTCTTCGGTTAGTATCTCTACCTTTAATACCAGCGTAAATTAAGTTATCATCATCAATATACCAAGGTTTACCTGTGTCATCGGGGTACATCCGTTTTGGACCAGTATAAACTTCATTGTTATCGGCATAAACTAATATAGTTTCATTAGTACCAAACTCTTCTCTTAAAAAATTATATTTGACATGGTACTTCCCTCTGATATAACCCTTACTTCTTAAATCATTACCAGGTTTTGAAATTATTTGATTGTTCTTTATTTCATAATCTTTTGTTATAAAACTTTCAATTAAATTATCACCAGTCTCATCATATATATGACACTCAATATAATCATGCACACCTGGCGTACCAGATAGAAAGGGTGGCCAATCATAACCTGGTTGACCTACGGGGTAATTACCACCTCTTTCTAAGATTTGTTTATCTTCTTTTTTTAGTCTATTTATAGCCATTTAAACTTCCAATAAAACTGGTTGGTTTTTATAAATTCTTTTCATCTGTTTTTGTGTTGGGTATACTTTAGAAAATTGATATAAGTTAGGATAAATTTCTTTTGAAAATGTCCAATCTGTTATCATTCTACCATCTTGTATAATTTTATTTCCTACCACAATTTTCGATACCTTTTCTGTTTTTTTTGACTTTGTATAGTCCAATGGTTTTTTATCCCACCAACAAATATCAACAAAAATATTTTCTTCAACACCTAATTTTATAGCATCTAACATTAATTTTTGTAACTCTGAATAAATTGGTTTGTTTGTTAAAACTATATCAATATCCAAAGATTTCCAATTCTCTCTAAACCCACTCGCTAACCAAACATTATATTTATCAACATTTTTTAATTTAAAAAATTTAGTTTTCCATTCACTAAACTTATGTAATGTTGGTGGCTGTAAATCACAATTAAATTCGTAATTTCCATATTGCCAAATCATTAACTACCACCATAGTCGTCACGGTCACCATGTCCATAAGATGGTGGTGGTGTGTATGGTGTGGGAGATGGTGGTGGTGGTGTGACGGTTCCACCAAATGAAAATGTTTTATCCCACCAATCATCACTGGGGTACACTGCTTTAAATGTTGTAGTAAAATTCCCAATGGTGAAGTTAGTAATGTTATCGCCCTGGCGGGTTGGTCTATTAACTAAAACTCTAACAATATCACCATCTTCTACCATTTGTGGAAACGGTTTTGGTATATCATCATTAACTTGTAATTGTCCCCCTCTTCCATTAACAACTGCTTGAACTGGTTGTGTTAAACCAACTATAGTTCTTGGTTCACTTGTTACTCTATGTGGGCCACTCGTACCTACCCAATCTGGAAACGTAAATGCTTCTGGTGTAACAACCATTGGTTGGTCTACCTCTTCGGGTAATGGCGTTGGAAGTGGTGGAGCTACTTGGTCTGTTACTTGTAAATTACCAGGGTCTGGATATCCTGGTGGTGCAATATTAAACACAGAATAATTCATAGCAAATTGTACAGGTACATCAACCTTACCATTATCTACACCAACAACTTCATTGATGACGGTTTCAACAATACTTCGTTGCGGTGTAAATCTATAGTGTTTAGCATTAACAGTGGCGGGCGATATAGGTTTAGGAACAGCTTCACTTAATGATACTGTAAACTCATTACTATCAATACCACCAACTCTAGCTTTAAATGTTCCATTGCCCCAATCCTCGACATCATCGGCCGATATTGTAAATATACCATTTATCGGGTTTACATAATCTGAAAAAACAAGTTCTTGTTGTCCCACTCCAAGTATTTTATAAATATTTAACTCGGCGGAGTTAGCGTCTGGCCCAGGAGGCAATGATGAACCTCCATGACTTCCACCAGAATCACCTCCATAATTCCCAGACCCTTCTTGAGTTTCTAACATTCTTAAAGTGCGTGTATTATTTTTTCCACCCCATAATAACTTTGACATCTTAACTTCCTCCCCAATCAGGATTTTCTTCTGCATATTTAGCGTTCAACTCATCGGCTATAACCTCGGAACTATCTGTCAACGCCCATCTGATAGTTATACCAGTATTTGCCTGAACAACACCTGGTGTTACTACTACATGATTCATTTCAAGTTGGTCTAAATTTTCATCCTCTGGTGGTGTGTATGTTGCCGTGGTTGGTGTACTTCTGAAACCACCACTCGTAGAGTGGGATATACTTTTTGTTTCTGCCATAATTTACTCCTTAAAATCCTACTTTATTTTGTGAGTTAAAAGACTTACCACCAGATTTTTTTACTGGAGCTGGTCTTGAACTATTACCCGTTACTCCTCTAACATCATCTACTCCAACCAAGTGTCTTCGGTTCTGAACAGCTTTGTCTCTAGCTAAAGCACCTTCACTTTTTATTTCTTTATTAAAATCACTTTCAAGTTGCCTTCTATCAGTTTCTCTAGCTATATCACCAGATGTTGGTAAGAATGGTTCACCAAGTATGTGTTTAGCTAATAAAGCAACTTGGTCAGCTGACTTAGCTAATTGACCAGTAACTTCATATAAATTTTCAACAATTGACTTACCTTGTTTAATTCTTTCTCTAACAAGTTCTAATGTTTGTTCATCTGGTTTAGCGAATAGTGGTGTTCTAAAATCTGAATCTCTATGTGTACCCAATAACGCATCGGTGTTTCTTAACCTATCACCATGTATCCTTGGGCCCAATGCAATAGAATCATATAACTCATCATCTATTGACTCCACATCTTCTGTGTCCTTCCCATACACTTTCAATACCGCTTCATTACGAACTGGATATTTAACTTCATCTTGGTATAAACAGAATCTAAACAACCCATTGGCTATATTTTCAGTTGAGTGTTTTTTAATAAAAGTACCATCTTTAATTTTTAAAAATGGTTTATCTGTTAATGTAAAGTCTCTATCAATCACTTCATCTAATGTTTCATTATCCATATTATGATTACGAATCATCATTGGTTTTGAGATATATTGGTCTGGTTGTTCAAGTCCCAATCCACTCCTAACGTCTTCATATGATTGTAAAACACCATCAATTTCAAATGGTATTCCAGACCCAGTAATGTCTGCCTTGACCATAGCCGAATCTCGTTTTAATTCATATTCTTTCTCATCAGCATTAACGAGAGATTGAAAATATTCGTTATCTAAAAGTTCTTTTGTTGTATAAGGCATTATCTTATCACCCTAAATTCAAAATCATTATCTATAATTTGCACTACTTCACCAACACCACTACCACTAGCTATTTTGAAATTAATCCTATAATTTCTTTCTGGTTGAAAACCTTTTAACCATACATCAAAGAAATTTCCAGTTGAATCACAACCAATAATTGAACCACTACCAAAAGGAATAATTACATCTTCTGTATACGCATCTTTTATTTCAAAATACGAACTACCACTTGGTAAATACTTTGGTGTTACTTGATTTGTAGTGGTTGTTGACCAAGTTTTTGCTGGAAATCTTTCTCTACCAACAACTCTAAATCTAACTTTAGAATCTTCTTGATACTCTGGTCTAAGTCCTTTCATATAAACTTCTAAGTTATGTATATCACTTCCAGTCAATGGTGTTAATGAACCAGTATCCCATGTTGTACTATTCCAAACCACTTCTAATGTAGGTTGATATATGGTGTTCGTTTCTCTCGAAAAGAATTTAAAATGACCAAGTTGTGTTGTATTACCTTCGGCTAAATTCGAGTCTGAGTTGTCTACACTACCACTTCTCTTTACCATGAACCCTTCGTTTGGATAAGAAGAACCACTTGTAATCCAATTCTTTACAATACCAGTTACGTCCATTCTAACATCACTAGCTTCATTTGTAAATGATTGTGACGCTTCTAATGTATGTGTAGTAGATGTTCCATTAAACCAAGTTCCACCACTATTATTACTACCAGTTACCCATTGGTCAGCTGTAGTTGCACCAGTTCTATATCTCCAAGACACACCCTCTGTATCATGTGGCCAATCTTCAAAATGTCCTTGTCCATTCTCCCAAGATTGACTAACAGGGTATGCGTATAACATATCACTTGAACCCAATTCTTGTGAGTTAGCGTCATATAAATTAAGATAATATTCGGCGTTTGATGGTATCAATCCACTACTATATGATGCGGATATATAAGATAAATCAAACTTAATTAAAACTCTGGAAACATTTATTTGTGTACCAGAATCATTCATATCTTTACGTACTTCTAATATTTCATCGAGACCAGTATTCTGACTTGACGTAGCTGGCCCTTGATATAAAGTAGCATCTTGTGTTGCAAATTCGTGATAGTGCATTATGTTATACTCCCCATTACTTGACCTTTAATATCAGAATCTGGGTATTTTAATTCAAAAATACAAGGGTCTAATGACGGATAATATATTCCATCCTTATAAGCTGCACCCATATCATAAATATGACCAGAGTACCCATCTGTAGTTCTCCACTTGTTTCTTAACATAACTGGTAATTGTATTGGGTCACCAGGGCCATCACCATCTAAGTCTATTGAAAATGGTATTAAAGTAGCTACACCATCAACTAAAGATAGTTCATATGACAACTCTGCAATAACAATTGGTTGGTTTATTTGCCACTTATCAATGTTAAAAAACTCTTTAACCTTCTGAATACACTTCAATAATACTTCTTCTTTGTTATATCCTTTTTTGGTCATAATTTTAAAATCAACCCCTATATTAACAATCCAAGCGTCTTTCAAATTTATAGCATCAGTTACCATTCTATACTGACCAAGGTAATTTTTTAAGTTTTCTTTTACAGCTTTATTAAGAGTTGTTAAATGTTTGTTATAATCATATCCAAGTAAATACATATTTAAAGCCAATGGATTCGGTATCCTCGTTGGAACTTTCGGAGCTCCAGTTGCTGGTGTATCATCTTGTCCATATAGTTCTTTATCAATTGAAAAAATACCAGTACCATCACCAAGCTCTTTCTGAAATTGGAATTGTGCTCCTTCCAATTGTTCATCGGGAACTATGTACGCTTTAGCTACAGCACCATATTTAGCAGGCATCGAATATGCTCTCATTATATAATCTTCTTTAGTTACAGCTCTACCTTGAGCGGTAAAGTACGCTAAAGCGTTTTGTCTAATTTCAATTAACGATTCTTTACCTTTACCACCACGAGCTGGATTTGGATTTATAACTCCAACTGAACTTTTCGTAGCTGTTACTGTAGCCGAATTGAGTCCGAGTGGGTCTAAATTAGTGAAAATAGAATTTATTTGTTTGATAGAACCTTCACCAACATTGTGAGCAATACCACCACCGTGTGCATATTTTATGGTCAATGTAGTGTTTGATGGAGCTAGTCCGTACGCTCTTGTTTTCAAAAAATTACTTGGGTCAAATGTTTTGTCTAACATCGAAACACCACCTGGTAATGAAGAACCTACATTATCTGGATTTGGTATGATATCCTCGTCAGCTCCCGCCGAGACCCCAGCACCGAACCTCAATTCCGTTTTATCATCAGACCTAATATACCTTGTGAACCTTCTTGGTGTTTTTATAAGTTTAATTAAATATGGTGTATCATCAGAATATTGTGATAATTCTGGGTCAACTGTACTTGAATTTGACACATCATCAAATATAATATCTTTCGCTAAAAAGTCAACTTCATACCATTTATTTCCATCACTATCTGTTACCGAAATTATATCTGTAACATTTGTCTTGGATAAAGCTATTCTATCATATTTTTTAGCAGTTGTAAATACAAAAGTATCTGTTGTTATTGTACCACTTAAAACGGATACTGATTTTTTCAAAAGATATTTAGTAGGAACATTACCCGCCGTTTCATATATACTAACAGAACGTTTATCAAATGAACTTGAATACGCAAAGTTTACATCTTCTTCTGTACGAAATACTACACCAGTTTTTGATTGTAATTGTAATCCAGCATTAACACTTAACGCATATCTCATGTCTGGTTTTGTATTTTCACCAGTACCAGTTGCTGGTACAGTTTGAAATACATCAACAATTGTTGAAGATGGTGTAGCTAACTTTGGTCTATATCCCAACGATTGAGCTATTTCAAAAACATTGTCGAGTTCTTCTGCGTAAGATAACAATGATTCTTTAAATCTATCATCCACATAATAAGATAATACATCACCAACATACGATGCCATTTCAATGAACATCATACCTGGGTCTGATTCATTAAAATCATTGTATGTGTTTGGAAAATATGTTTTAGCAAATTCTATTAAATTAGTTCTAAACGAACTAAAGTCTCTACTTAAATATTTTACTTCCTTTTTTTCTAATTTCGCCGCACTAGCCATTTAAATCTCCTAAAAGTTAGAAACAAATGTAAGTTGTATTGTTTCAAGAGCTTCTGGTTCTATTGTTACTCCAAACTCCAAATCTACATTAATTTGATTTGATGATTGTTTGTCGAGATTAACATCAATTCTGTTCATAACAACGTGTGGTAACCACCTTGTTATAGCTTCTTTTATACTATCTTCTATTTTTGCAGTAGTATCTTCACCAACTGGTTCGAACAACGCACTATATATATCACAACCAAACTCTGGTAGAAAAGGTCGTTCACCTTTCATAGTTAGTAATAAATTTTTAATATTACTGCCAGTTTGTTTTAATGTTGTTTGTGTCTGTTCAAAAAATCCAACATTGGATTTACCAAGTGGTAATGATAAACCAATAAACACATCGGGGTTTAAATCATTTTCTAATGCACCCATTTATTATTTTCCCTTTTTCTTATCCATAGCTTTCATTATAGCACGATAATCTTTTGTTAAAGCGTTTGTCACGTGGTCTGGAATTTGTTCAACATTAACACCTGCTTTTTGCATAGTTTGAACAGCTCCAACTTCTCTTTTACTTTGGTCTGACGTACCATAACCCATTACTTCAGCCATTCTTGTAGTATCAAATGTTTTTCCACCCATTGTCGGCCACGATTCCCTATCACCTTGGATTCCACCTTTTGTTTCATTTAAAATTTTATTCAAAGATTTATTCTTAGTATAGTTTACTTCCGTTGTCTTTGTCGGTTTTTCGATAAACTCTTTTTTTATAGAATCCATACTCAATGATTTTTCCTTATCAATAAATATTTCCTCTTTAAGTTTTATGATTTGCTGACGGACTTTTCGTTCAACTATTTTGTCTATAACTTCAATAAGTTCTCGTTTCTTCATTATTAACTCCTATTATATTAACCTCTTACTCCAGCCGTAGCTGTTGTATTATCTATTTCTTGTAAATTCTCAATGATAAATATTTCTTCATGGTTTTTAAATACCGTATCATTCCAAATATCAAACTTTTCTGATTGGATTTCTATCCAATTAATGTCTGGTGTAAATCCACCTTTAGCCCCATCAAAAACTTCATACCCCATCTCACCCCTTGATGATAGTGGTACTATCGGCCAAGGAACTAAAGTAACTCCCGGCGTGTTTGGAACTGGTCCCGCTGGTGTAGTTAACGTATCACTTGTTAAAGTACCAGGCATAAATACTAATAGTGGTATTATATGTTCACCAACAACTGGACACGTTACTATATAAATATGTATTGAGTCTATGAATTGGTTACAAAAATGGTCAATTATCTCCGGCGTTTCCCCATAATACCCAATTCTTCCATTAATTGTACTCAAAAATTTTATAAGATTTTCAATTAAATGTTCTTTTGCTTCTTCTCTGTCAACTACTTTAGCTAATCCAACACCCATTGTACTCAATGGAACAGGAATACCCTCAGAATTTGTTTTACCAGTCGGAACTATAGGCCCAACACTTGGTATATTTTTATCAATTCTTATATCTGGTGTATCTGATATTAGAAGAACACTTCCTTCTTCCATATACTTATCTAACGCATCTGCGAAACCCTCCGAAAAAATTCTTATACTTTCTTCTGGTGTTTCACCCTCTGGTGCCGAACGACTATATATTTCAAATAAATCTTTTTGTAATTGTACTTTAGCTGGTGAACCACTTGTTGATTCCCAAGATAAATCTATATTACCACTTGTAATTAAACTACCAGGGTTTGGTTGTCCCACATCTGCTGGTAATAAGGTAAATGATATATAAGTTCCATTATCTTCAATCGTTTCTATTATATAAATTCCCTTATTAGAACCTTGTTTTATTTCTAATTTAGATTTACCAGGTATTTCAGTTAAATCATATTCTCTACCACTTTTATCATTTCTTGAAAGATGTATACCAGTTATACCTTCCATCGTACTAGCTGGTTCTGGTGGAGCTTCTGTTTCCACATCCATAGTTCTTGGTATAGAATCATATTCATCAAACTCTTCTTTAGCATCTTCCCATTTTTTCTTAGCGTCTTGCCATTTCTTTTTTGATGCATTAGTTTTAATTAATTTAGCATCATGTTCTTTTTTTAATTTTCTCCACTTATCATCTTTTTTATTCATATCGTCTTCTAAACTTGTATGTTCATCTGGGTCAAAATCTGGGTTATCAACTACTACTGGTTCTGGTTGTTCAACTGGAGGCGGTGAATTTGTCTCTATAAAATATTGACCAGGATTTTCAATTAAATTTTTCTGTCTAACTTTATCATGTTTTGTAGTAAACCCAGGAATAAATCCTAAATGTATAAAAGTTCCTTCAAACCTACCTCTATCAGAATCGGGTGTTACTGAACCAGGTGTTGTTGTAAATGAACCATACGTATCTACAAGACCAGGAGCTAATTTAGTAAGTGGTGCAGATGTATCACCAACTATTTCTTTACCAACAATGTAATCATCTATCATATTAGCTAATCTTGTTGTGTATATTTCCCAATACTCATCCATTTTGTCTGAGTCTGTCATTAGACCAAGTGAACCATCTATTAATCCAGCGACTTCACTTTCTAAAACAACCATTTCATCAAACAATTTTTGGGTATCTAACTTTGGTATTTTTTTTGTTAAAGGCATATTATCTTGTAAAATTTACTTCACTATTAAATGACGCTTTGGCCATCTTTGCTAAATCTGCTTTTAGTTGTGGTAGAGTTGCAGGAAAACTTAATAAGCCCGCGGGGCCTGGATAAGATAATTTCATTATTGCCGAAATCAAATCATCTAAAAAGTTTACCAACTGAATACCATTCACAACTGGTTCTGTGTTAGTTGTATCTCCAAGATATATTTTTGGACTTGTTATTACAGTTTTTGTTTTAGTAACTAATTCAAAATCTTTTTCGGATGTAAAACCAACTACACCATTAGTATTAACATTAACACCATTTTTTGCATCAACTACAAAAAAGTTACCAGTATTAAAATAGGTATCTGTATTTGTATACGAATATAGTCCATCTGTTTTGGAATTAAAAACTACTCTATCTGTACATAAAAGAATTTGTTGACCACTTAATTCTGTTGGCGGTTCTTTTGGTATATTATCTGAATACTCTGCAGTAAAATTACTTATTGTATGACCACCGAGACCAAAATGATATAAAGTTTCCTTACCAAAAACATCTGGATTTGTTGCTCTATTTAGTGGTATAGTTTCATTTGTAGTCATGTAGAACGAAGAACCATCTGCGTTTATATCTTCAATTACGTATGGTTGAAATTTTCCTTCATCTGTTTTCTCTTTTTCAAATTCTTCTATATCCTCATTCTTATTATGATTACCTAAACCTGTTAATTGACCAACTCTCATTTTTATATTTGGTGAATCTATATCACCATCTTCATCAACCGTACCTTCTCTTCCCAAGTCACTATCATCACTTATGTTACTTCCAAGTCTAATAGTATTTCCGAATCTACCTTGTATAGTTAAATCGCCTTCATATGGTTTTAATTGTCTAATATATCTCTTTCTTTTAAAGAACTCACCAAGTTCAAACCCACCCTCTTCAGAATCAGTTGGTTCTGTTTCACCACTATCCACGGTGGCATAATCCTCGGTATCAGTTTTTGACATTTGCGAAACAGTACTCAATCCTGGAACTGAGTTTGTATTTATACTGGATAGAAAATTTAAAGTTTGTGTATAAAATTTCAAACCAAGATAATTTACACAAACAACATACTCACCTTTGAGTGGAAATTGTTTAAAGTTTGATTCTAATGGATACAACCAACTACACTCATCGGGCGATTTCCCCTGGTCACTATTAAGTAACCTAACTTTGGCCATTCCAATGTATGTAAAGTTAGAATCACTTTCCTCTTCTACACGGGGTTGTCTTTCTAACAAATCATCTTCTGTTAATAAAATATCTATTACTTCACCAACTTCTAATTCATAAAATTGTTCTGGTTCATTTAAATTCTTTACCATATTGGCAACAGAACCAAAGCTTGTTAATCCGCCAAGTAAAGTTGGTAAACTTTTCTTCTTTTTCTTCTTTATATATGCCATATTAATTTAAAGCCTGAATTTCGTCTTGTATATCATCTTGATTTTTTTGAATATCATCTACCGTATCTTGTATACCTTTCATTAGTTGTTCCTTTTCTGCTTCAGTTAATCCAAATTCACTTTCACTACCACCTTTACTCTCTGCGGCAATTAATCGTTGAACAATCGCGGCTACTTTTACAAGTTGTTCGTCATTTTTTACATTTATTTCCAAATACTCCTTTATCATAGGAACTATTTGGATGGCCGTATCACCATCTTTGATAAATTGAACAATTTCTTTTGTCAACACATCAAGTTGCCTCCTATTATGTTCTGTATTTTCGTAAATATCTTTAAATAAGTCCGAAAGAGTCTTTCCCTCGAATATTTCGTAATCATTAGACATAGTATTTTCCTATTTTTGATAAATGAATATAACCCAATAATAAATATCTTTTTTATTAAAATACATCTATATATATGATATTTATTAATAACAAAACTAACCAAGAAAGGATGAACTCGTGGATAACACACTAATAGAGAACCTTATCGGTGAGTATGGTTGGTTATTTCTTACGGGTATAATAGCCCTTCTATTTCAAAGTACTATACAAGAAGCGGTAGATGGTTTAATGGTCTTTTTAGGAAACGACTACAACGAAGATGATGTCGTTGAAGTTGATGGAGAACCTGGACGTATAGTTCGTGTAGGTATATGGAAAACTGTATTCTTTATTTACCATATAGTGGGTGGAAAAATAGTAGGTGGTTCAAAGTTAGTAGTAGCCAATTCTAAATTAAAGGACTTAAAGATAGAAAAACCACTACCTAACTTAGATTTGTCTAAATATGACGAATCCTAATAATATATATATATAGTATCATAAAATTTCATATATATCATAGTTATTTATACAATAATCTTTAACTAATTGTCGAAAGGAGAGACATCATGAAAGAGATAATGAGAGCCGTAAACGAATGGATGACTGGGATGCTAGAAATGCTTTTTAACTTTATAGCCGTTGGAGCTGTAGTTGAAGTACTTTTTGGTTCTGGTGTATTCGGTGTTAGTGTGATAGGAAACTTGACCACTATCATTGGTGGGTTTGGTAACAGCGGATTCGCTGGTTTACTAGCATTATTATTCTTGGTTGGTTTATACAAGAAATAATAAAAATAGAAAAGGGGAACTTTAATTTTGTTCCCCTTTTTTTATATATGATGTTATAATGTAATTTAACCACTAAAAGTTATAATTATAATCTGGTTTCCTCCGTTGGTCATCGGCTATTAAAGACCCAGTATAACTTACGTCTACTTGACCAAAAGTAGTAAATTCATGCATCAATCTCTTATGATATTTTTTTAAAGTATTAACAACCCTTGTAATATGTTGTGTATTTGAACCAGTCATTTCCCTAATAAGAATATATAAAGCTTTCTTATTAAAATTTTCAAGAAACATACGTCTCCTAAACAATTCTAAAATAGAATCAACTACCATTATATCACGATGTCGTTTAAAAACCTTATTTAGATTAGTATCCCAGAATAGTAAGGTCTGTTCCAAAAATATTTCCGTCTCATTTATATACTCATCCTTCTGGATTTTTAGATTATCCCCATATTCCAAGGAAGATATATCTTGTTTTTGTTTATATGACTTATAATTTTTATTATTATGTAAAATTAAGTAATTTTTTGCTACAATACTAAAGTAAGAAAACGCTTTACCCTTACCTTCTTTGAATTTATGCATATTCATTACAAGAAAAGACATAACTTCCTGTTTAACATCTTCACTTGGTACATCAAAGTAATAAAACTTAAATGTATGAATGATATTTTCGCATAATTTATCAATTGCTTTGTTAATATGGTCGTTATAAATTCTGTT